AAATTATTGTTAATTTAGAGAGATGATACACGAACACATAGTACAATCAGATCAGACCTTAAGATATCTAGAGAGAGCAAGAGCAGGGAAGATCGCACCTGCATCTAGATTTGGAGTGAATGAGATAGATGATCACCTTAGATTTAAGAAGGGAAACTTCGTAGTTGTTACTGGACATGCGAATGTTGGGAAGACTCATACGATGTGCTACCTTCAAGTTTTACATACATTAGAGAACGGAACGAAGTGGCTAGTATACTCATCAGAGAATGAGGTGGAATCTCTCCAGAGAAAACTGATAGAGTTTCTAGCAGGTAAGCCAATCAATCAATTAGATGAGGCTACATTCTGGAGACATCACGCCTTTGTGCAAGGTCATTGGGCATTCATAGATTCAGAGTTGATAGTGAATGCTTTTGAATTGTTAAAGATAGCAGAGGAGATTCATGAGGTCTGGCAATATGATGGACTGATGATAGATCCATATAATTCTCTAACGATCAGAAAGGAAGATCTCAAAGGGATCTCAACGCATGATTACCATTATGAGGTAACAAGCTACATCAGAAAGTTCTGCAAGGAGTATGGAGTTACTACGATAGTCAACACACATCCTGCAACTCAAGCGATGAGGCAAGTTCATAGAGCACCACACGATTACGCAGGACATACAATGCCTCCTATGGCTTCAGATGTTGAAGGAGGGGGTAAGTTCGTGAACCGCTCGGATGAATTCTTTGTACTTCATAGATACACCCAACACGATCAGGACTGGATCTTTACACATATCCATGTCAGGAAGGTGAAGGAGTTAGAATCTGGAGGTAGACCTACTCCATTAGATTCTCCTATTAAGCTAGAATCTACTCAAGGTAATTGTGGCTTCAAGGTCAATGGATTTGATTTAATAACTAAAAAGATAGAAATAGATGGATCTCCATTTTGAAGGTAATAAACTCTACTACCTAGAGAAAGAGGCTGAATTAGGAAAGGTGTTAGATCACCTCAGCAAATATCTAGGACATCAGCAAGAGATCACAGATGATCAGCTATGGGATGTGTTTAACATATGTATGGATACGATGGCTATCTTCAGACATATCACAGACTACTTCACTACTTTAGATCGCAGCATCTTAGATGCAAGGATTAAAAATGGGAAACTAAAGCAGGATCTGTATGAACTTCAAAGAGAGAACATTCAACTACAAAAAGCCCTAGAGGGATATATGGATGAATTTTAAGAGGAAGATGTTAGATGGTCAGAGATTTGAGATCAATGGAATGGAGTTCGTATGCATAGAGACTCACGCATATTTCCAGACTAGAGTAGATGATGAGGAATCTGATATAGATGTAGGATCTAGCTTTTACATAGTAAGGAATACATCAACTGGGAAACTGCATAAGATCCCATTCAGTAAAATAATAAACAAAGAAAAAGAGATTACATGGAAGACTTAAGCAAAGTGATTGAGGCGTATTTTGATGAGATAGGAGTGATCCCTAATGGGACTAGACAACTAGATCAAGTATATGCTAGATCAGCAATGATGGTATCAATGAGGAAGTATATGACCTTAATGCATATAGGTAGGATCTTTGGTAAGAACCACGCAACAATACACCACGCAGTTAAGAATCACGAGGTGAATCATAATTGGTCTGCTCTATATAGATTTTTCTATGATACTGCTCAGAAGATTCTTATAGAATCACCAGTCCAGAAGTTTGAGAATGGAAATAGATTACAAGCCCAGTTCACTAGACAGAAGATGAGGATCATAGAACTAGAGCACGAGGTTAGTAAATTAAAACACGAATGTGTACAATTAAATGATAACATCGGTATATTGCAGAAATACAAGAAGTTATATAATGAACTTATAGAAGATGCAATTAGAGTTTAGCGCAATAAGTGGAATGATGGTAGGTGTAAATTATGCCTACTATCAACCAACACCTGATGAATCAGGACTTCACTTGATACAGATAGCCTTAGGCATCTTCATGATACAATTATCATGGGCAGAATAGAGAAGTTTTACAGAGAAAATTTCAAGAGGTTAACTGGCTTCATCAAGTCTTATACAGATGGAAGCTATGAGGTAGCATCTGACATAGTGCAGATGGTGTTTCTTAAATTATTAGAGTTAGAGAGAGAAGGGAGAACAAACTTTTACGAGGATGACTCCCTTAACTTTTTTTATGTCTATCGTTCCTGCATCAATACGGCACTAAAGTACCAGAGAGCAAAGCGAAGGATTGACAAGGTCAGTATAGATGATATACATTTTGACTACCATCTAGATCAGCCATATCCAGAAGAGCGACAAGCGATGGAGAAACTCATAGAATATATGGAGGAAGAGATCGGTGATCTCCATTGGTATGATTCTAAGATGATGAGAATACATATGGAGGGAACTTCTATGAATAAGATACACAGAGAGACAGATATAGGTTTAACATCAATAAAGAATACAATCAAAAATGGCAAAGCGAAAATCCACAACCGCATCAAAGAAGACTACGAAGATTACAAAAACGGAGACTACGACAAAATCTAAGGGGCTAGGTGATACTATTGAGAAGATCACAGAAGCTACTGGGATCAAGGCAGTAGTCAAGGCGATAGCAGGAGATGATTGCGGATGCGATAATAGAAAGGATAAACTCAATAAGTTATTTCCATATAGCAAAGAGCCTGAGTGCTTAGAAGAAGAAGAGCGAGAGTATCTATCATCTGGAGTGCTTAATGGTAGGACATTGAAGCATAGTGATAGAGAGCGTATTGCTCGTATACATTCCAGAATCTTTAGCCACAAGTATAGTGTGCCCTGCACCTGCTCACCTAAGATCTGGATTCAATGGATAAAGCAACTTCAAGATCTACTAGATGCAACTGAGTAACTATCTAAAGAAAGGACTACAACAATCTGATGATAGGACAAACCATTGTGTATCTATTGGAAAGGATGGTGAGGCTCTGTTCAAGGAGTTGACTGGAGCTATAAAGTCTAGCCTAGCAGATGACAAGAAACACATTGATTTCTATTGGGAAGGAAAGTGTATAGATGTGAAAGGCTTAAAGCCTATGCATAATCATGGATTCATTCTTTTGGAGTTTCTTAATGTTTGGGGATATCATGGATGGTGTGCTAAGGAATCTAAAGCAGAGTTCATTGCTTTTCAATTTCCTGATAGATTCTATGTGTTCAAGAAGGATGATCTAAGGTCTAGGGTGATAGAGAAGTGCGAGAAATATAGTTCAGAGGTGGTACTAAGAAAGAACAGAGTAAAGCCATCACAAGGCTTATATAAGTGGATAGGTAGATTCGGTAAGCAGGATGTGTTTACTTATTTAAGAATAGAGGATGTTGAAGATCTGATCTGTGATATCCTTCCGTATACCATAGAGAAATGATACTGATATTATTTGGAGTAGGTTTAGGCGTAGCCCTGAATCAAATAAGAGGATTACAGAAGAGGGTTGATGACCTTGAGGAATTCATTGGTCAAACTTTTTTTGATGATGACAAGTAGTTATTAAAAACTTTTGTTTATATTTGAATATCATTAAAAGAGAGAGATATGAAAAAGATTGACTGGAAGAAAGTAAAGATCATGGCTGCCTTATATACGATGGCTACTATTGCATTGATGGCATTCCTTGCCCTTTATGAGTTTGTTGAATATCTAACTTGTGTATCATGTTGATGCTTGATGGATCGGATTACGATCAGGATTGGCTAACTCAAAAAGCAGTAGGTGATGAGTTCTACTATGGAACACTTAACAAACTAGCGTTATCCTCATCCAGTTGTAAACTGCTTCTAGATAGCCCAAAGACATTCTACAATGTTCAGAGGTATGGATCTACTATGTCAAGCCCTGCACTCTTAATGGGTAGAGTGATCCATGTAATGATCTTAGAGCCTGAGAAGTTTGATGACATCTTTGAGGTAGTAGATGTGACTAGTAAGAATACTAAAGCCTTCAAAGAGGCTCAACTTGACAATCCTAAGGCTTGTATCACTACTAAGGACTTCAAGGCAGGTGAGAGGTTGACAGATGCATTCCATAGAAACGAGATAGCAAAGAGTTACCTGAAGGGATCAGAGACTGAGATCCCTATGGTGGATTTAGTTGGTGGATTTCCATTCAGAGGAAAGGCAGATATCAAAAGAGGTAGCGAGATCATAGATCTCAAAACAACAACCGATCTAAAAGCCTTCAGATATTCAGCAGACAAATATGGATATGACCTTCAAGCATATATCTACTGCAATCTATTTAAGACAAACTACAAGGACTTCACATTTATAGCCTTAGACAAAGCATCCTGCGATATAGGGATCTATGATATATCAGAGGAGTTCTACAAGAGAGGTGAGGCGAAGTTCAACAGAGCAATCTCATTGTATAGAGAATACTTCGTGAAGGGGCAGGATCTGGATACCTACACCATTAAAGGAACATTATGAAAAAGCATACTAAGATCTACATGAGCCACTTCGGTTATGTCTTAGATGATTTCATAGGGTGTGAGATCTGTGGATCTAGAGCAGTTGATATTCATCATATAGAGAATAGAGGTGCAGGAGGTTCTAATGATAAGGATGTTATAGAAAATTTAATGGCGGTATGTAGACCTTGCCACATAGAGCATGGTGATGTACCTTATAAGATAGAGTGGCTAAAGGGAATACATAATAGACTGATATGAAAAAGATGAACCAATTCCTACGCATTGCAAATGCTAGACTAAGAAAGATATATCCAAACAAACAACAGAGAATTTCTTGGGCAGCTAAGATGTATGTGAGATGGATAAATAGAAAAGAAGAATAGAAAGAGAGAGGCAGGTTATCTTAAACTAATCCCTTGTAGGGAAACACTTTATGGTTAAATACGCCCTGACCTCTCTCTTCTTAACACCAAAGAGAGATGACAATACTAGAACTAATGCAGAGAGATCTGGATCAAAACGGAATAGAGAATGAATGAGTTTGAAGCATTTAAGAATGGAGTAAAACTGATGGCATTGTATCAGGTAACTCTAGAGCAGATGGATATCATGAAAGGTTCTGCTATATACTCTCAGAGAGTAAAGCAGCAGATGAACAACCTAGAGAAGTCTATTGAGATGCTTATCAGAAAGCCTATGGAGGCTCTAGACAATACTGATGAGATAATGATGACAGATATACAGAACAAAATAGATATGATCTTAGATCTATCTCTAGAGGAAATGGCTATATTAAGAGGATCAATTAAAGATATGAGAGATGAAGAACTGGTTACAGATTGATTTATTCAGTTGGAACAAAATAGATAAGGGATGGTGGGCTATCTACTTTCTGAAGTTAGAAGGCAAGAGATGGAGTTGGCATCTGTTATTCATAGAGGAGAACTTGGATAACTATCAGGTTGAATGGTTTTCTTTTCGTCTGGAGAAATGAGCAAAGCAGGATCTGATCTAATGCTAATGAACAGAAAGAACTATATAAAGCTACTAGAGATAATGATCCAGTTGGATAATAGAGGCAAACTTGCTCCCCATGAGAGGGAGTTCTTGCGTAATTTAGTTGAGTATTAAAGGGTTATATAATTATGAAGAAAGTAAACATCAGGGATATAATCCCTAACAAGGAGAATCCACGATATATAA